GATAGACGTATTTCCCCATAAACTCGTCGTCTTTGGGTGTAGGGGTAGCCGCACAGACCGCAGACGCAACCGTCACCACCGTAGTAGCAAGTGTGAGTATCTCCATCAAATCCATCATTGGACGATCTCTTTTTCTTCCTCAACAGCTTTGACAGAGTTCTTGAGATCCATCTCTCTTTTAGCAATCGCAAGTTGAAGGTCATGGGCATCCTCCTGCAAACCAGCTATCTGATTCATTGTGTTATCAAATCTTGCTTTGAGATTCTGTAGTCTAGCAATCTGACGATGCTCTTCTGGCTTGAGGTCTTCTATCTTGTACTCTTCGCCAAAGATGGTGACTACTGGGGTTTCTTCAGTGCTTTGTTCCGTCATCTGCTATCCTCCAAACATTTAAATTAGCTGCTACTGTTCTTCGCTCTCCATCTCCTTTAAATGGGTACACACTATGTTGCAACCAAGAAGGGAACATAAAAAACTTACCAACTTCGGGTTTCATAATTACCATCTGAGGTGGACGCAATCTCTCTGTATCCATCAACGATCCTTGTCCATAATTAAATGTAATACATCCATCAGAGTGACCACTAGAATTATACAAACCATATTCGCTTGTGCCAGAGGTCGGCTGATCTAATATCTGTTGTGGTACTTTAGTCCAGCACGTACAACTGATACCCATAAGGGTCTTAGTGCCATGATCATGTATAGGGTTGTAATCACCAGCATAGCTATGTACTGACCACAGCTCATCTGTTTCTACAACACGGTTTTCTTTGAAAGGATTCACCGTAGAACCAGCAAAGCTTTTGACGTAATCAGCACCCATGATCTGTATCAGCTCATTGAACTTGCCAAGCTTCGGATGATTATGATCCATCGTAAGTTGTTCGCCGTTACCGATCTGACCAACCAACGTACCAGCATGAGATACCCTGTCTTCTTGATTCAAAAGATCATCCAGGTACTCGTTCAGATCGTTGACCATCTCATCAGATAGTGTCGCCTCCATCAAAAAGACGGCTGGCAACGAGTGCATTTTATATTCTTGTCTGACTTCGGACATCAGTGTCTCCTCACCACAAATGACTAAAAACTATTATCGGCAATATAACTAATACTACCAATAACAATTCTACCATCTATGCGCTAGGATCGTAGTCTTCTGCTTTCTTAATCGCAGCGTCAATCGCAGTAAAGTCTTCTGACCCCCAATCACTTAATGCTTTCTGATAAGACATGTAACCAGCACTTCGCATGACACGCTCTTTCTTTTCTGCTTTTGTCATGTCATTGCAGAACTCGTTATCGTCATCAAGCACATTGTCAATCACGGAAATACTTCCGGTCATCGCTGCGAAAGCTTGTGCTTTCTCTTCGTCTGTGCGTTCTACTGCTTCTGCCATTTTCTATCCTCCTGATTTGAGTTTTTCTACTTCTGCTGAAAGTTCTTGGATTGCTTTTACGAGTATTGGAACAAACTTTTCGTACTTTAATCCGTACCTCGTTCCATCTACCGAAAGACTAGAAACAAGATTGGTTTCATCAGATATCTTATGACCCAGTGCTTCTTCTTGTTCCACTACTTTTTGAGCTAAAAACCCTACATCGAGTTGTGGTTTTTTATGCGTGCCATCAGGCGTTACATTGTCAATCGTAACGCTGTCATCTTCTGGATCTAAATAGTCTGATCTCTGATCCCATTTGTAAACAACAGGTTCAAGGGCTTTTACAAAATCAAGCCCTACACTTAAATCTACAACATCTGTTTTATCTCTTGCATCTGAAGTAACTGTCGTTGAAACCCTTTGGGATATGGTTGTGATGTTATTGTTACCAAAACATATCTCATTATCGCCTGTAGTCAGACTTCCACTTGGAGATGCTGATCTACCGGAATCGTGACCAATACATATATTGCCATCGCCGCTAGTGATATCCATTCCAGCAGCGTTTCCAACGCCTATGTTGTTGTCGCCACTTGTAAGTTGAAGCAAAGCAGAAGTGCCGAAGCCATTATTTGCATCACCTGTGATTACTCCTGAACCGCCAGTTTGATAGCCCATGAAGGTATTAGCCCCTCCAGTTGTCATCGCATCCGCAGCTTGAGCACCAACGATGGTATTCTGGACTCCCGTGGTGACTGCATAACCGGCAGCTTGACCTACGGCTGTGTTATAAGTATTAGTGGCTGTAGAAAAGTTTTGAGTGAATAAAGCCTGATGCCCAACCGCCGTTGTTCTACTACCTAACGTGTCACTGCTTACTGCGCTTTGTCCAACGATAACGTTAAAATCTGCATGCGTTAATGCATCACCAGCCAAGCCACCGATTATTGTGTTATTGTCACCCTCAGTAAGTTTTATAGCTACGCTTCCACCTACCACGGTGTTGTAGCGTCCCGTAGTGACGTTTTCACCAGCCAAGTGGCCAACTGCTACGTTGAAAGCATCTGTCGCGGTAGTGAAGTTTTGATCAGCTAATGCAGCATATCCAAGAGCTGTAGATTTACTACCGAGAGTATCTGCGCTTAAAGCTAAATACCCAATGGCTGTATTAAAATCGGCATCAGTAAGGGCATCACCAACGTGAGATCCGATAAGGGTGTTCTGGACCCCCGTGGTGATCAAATGACCCGTATCTTCACCTATGGCTACATTGAGCATATCTGCCGCGGTAGCTGGATTTTGGGAAGAAAGCGCATCTCTACCGATAGCAACCGATTTACTACCGAGTATATTGGTAGTTAAAGCACCGTAACCTACTGCTACGTTTCCATCTGCATCAGTAAGTGCATCACCCGCTAGAGCACCGATGATGGTGTTCTCAACTCCCGAAGTGATTGCTGAACCAGAATTAAAACCTACGGCAGTATTGAATGTATCCGTAGATGTTGCAGCCGTCATACTAAATAAAGCAGCCTCTCCCACCGCCGTATTTTTATTGGCAGCTACATTCATAAATAGTGTTTCTGCACCGACCCCAGTATTAAAATCTCCCGTGGTTCCTCTATCCCCACTGGTATGTCCCACATAGACATTTCTTTCGCCCGTGGTAAGGGTGTCTCCAGCCAAGGCTCCGACGATTACATTCTTAACGCCAGTTGTAATATCGTTGCCAGCGAGGTATCCCACGGCTACGTTATAAGCAGATGTTCCCGTGGTGAAATTTTGGGCGGCTAAAGTTCCAAATCCGACTGCTGTTGATGCTGACCCTAAAGTATCGCTGCTAAGGGCAGACCCACCTATAGCTACGTTAAAATCAGCATCTGTAAGAGCATCTCCCGCAAAACTCCCAAATATGGCGTTTTCTATGCCTGTAGTCATGTTTGTACCAGCCAAATATCCCACTGCTGTGTTGAAAGAATCAGCCCCAACGTTGAGAGTTTTCAATGCTTGATAGCCGACAGCTACGTTATCTCCATGAGCATCTTCCGTAGATAGAGCCTCATAACCGACTGCTACGTTATTAGCACCTGTAGTCAGCGCATCCCCTGCAAGACCTCCGATGATGGTGTTCTGGGTTCCCGTGGTGACTGCGCCCCCTGCGTCATATCCCACCGCTACGTTGTAATTATCTGTCGCCGTAGTGAAGTTTTGAGCATCTAAAGCACCGAAACCGATTGCAACAGCTCGGCTACCAAGAGTATCTGCTCCCAGAGCACCAAAACCATTGACTGTGTTCCTGCCTCCTGTTGTTAGAGAAAGACCTGCTTGGCCGCCTATCAAATTGTTGTATTGACCCGTGGTGACGTTTTGACCAGCACTAGAACCCACCGCAACATTGTAAACATCTGTAGCCGTAGAAAAGTTTTGTTCTAGTAAGGCTCTTCTACCTACAGCAACGCTATGACTTCCTAAAGTGTCTGATCCAAGAGCAGAAGTACCGATTGCCACGTTGTTATCCGCATCAGTCAGCGAATCCCCTGCTACGCCACCCAACAACGTGTTCTGAATTCCCGTAGTTATAACTCTTCCTGCTCTATCGCCTACTGCAACGTTATAAGTAGTTGTAGTTGTAGAGTTATTTTGTGAAAGTAACGCAAAAGTACCAACCGCTACAGATTGACCTCCTTTCGTATCAGCACTTAGCGCACCGTATCCGACGGCAACGTTTTCATCAGCGTCAGTAAGGGCATCTCCAGATAGCGCACCTATGAGCGTATTCTCAACCCCCGTAGTGACTGCGTTACCAGCACCGTGACCCACTGCCACGTTATACACATCAGTTGCAGTGCTGTTAGTTTGAGCGGTTAAAGTACCTACACCTACAGCTACAGATAAGCTGCCAGCTACCTCTGCATCTAAAGCATTTCTTCCCACTGCCACGTTGCTATCACCGGTTGTGATTGCTGTACCGGCGTTTGTTCCAACCAAGGTGTTAAAATTTCCACCAGACGTAATGCTGTCACCAGCAGTAGCACCTATACGAACATTGTCTGTCCCAGCGGATGCAGTGATTAGATCAGCACCATCTTCTAGTGTGGTATCGCCTGAGATCGTAACTGTGCCGTTGAAGTCCATCGCAGTAGCGGTGAGATCTATTTCATCAGTCGCACCCAACGATAGAACCGTAGCACTAGAGCCTTGGATGAACTGACTCGCATCGTTGAACATCAGTTTGTTGGTGGAGTTCAACGTCAGACCAGAACCATCTGTATGTGTCAGTGTGGTATCACCGTCTGCGCCAAACGTAATAACTGCACTGTCTGAGGTAAACGTCAGATCGTCATCAATAAATAGATCAGGGATAGACAGGTCTTGGAAGGCATCAACCATTGCAGCACCAGACCCAGCACCATCGGAGTAGATTGCTTTGGTCTGACCATTTGCAATTGTGATACTCGCACCAGAACCTTGGCTGATAATAATATTCTGAGACCCACTGGTTGCGTTCTCGATGAACCAGAGCTTGCTAACCGTGTTTGGCCCTATCGTGATCGTGCAAGCAGAGTCAAGTGTGCCTGTATATTTTAGAAATATTGCCCTACCAGCATCAGCAGATCCGTCTGCTATGGTTGTGGTATGCGTATCAGCGTTAGTCGTAATAGCCTCTGTACCAAAACTAAAAGCTTCTGCAATTAATTCGAGATTAGTGTTGGTGCTGGTTCCCCAGGTTCCGCTTTCGTCGCCTGTGGCGATTTCTTTTAATCGGAGATCATTTACATAAGTTGCCATTCAGTTTTCCTCTAAGCTACATCTTTCCAATCTGGTGTTTGTGTATCGCTCACGCTTGACCAGGTAGGTGATTGACTGTCTGTAATAGTACCCCAATCTGGTGTTTGTGCATCATCTATCAGCCCCCAAACTAACGCAAATCCGATTTGTCCAGTTCCACTAACTCCAACTGGTTGGACGTTTGTGTCTGGTTCGACAGCGACAACGCCAACTTGTGCAGAACCTGATACACCCGTGACATCAATATTTTGAGAAGTGCTGGTAGTGACCGTGCCAACCGCACTAGTCCCTGCCACGCCCGTAACGGAAGCAGATGCAGCAGCAGCAACGGATACCGAACCGATTGAACCAGTAGAACTAACGCCAGTAACAGAAGTGACGGCCCCAGCAGCAACAGTGACACTACCCACACTATTAGTTGCTGAAACACCTGTGGGAGTGACGTTAGCTGCACCCGTGACTGTAACGCTGCCAGCGGCTGAAGTGCCAGCAACACCAGTAGGACTGATGACCGCAGCGGCGGCAACAGAAACTGATCCCACAGATCCTGTTGCAGATACCCCGGTAACTGAGGTGGTCGCTTCGGCGCTGACCGATACAGACCCGACAGCACTCGTACCCGCGACACCAGTTGGCGCAACATTAGCTTCTGCCGAAACTGATACAGATCCAATAGACCCTGTTGCAGAAACTCCTGTAACTGATGTATTAGCGTCTGCTGCAACTGTGACTGATCCGACCGCAGACGTTCCCGCCACGCCTGTGACAGAGGTCGTTGCATCTGCCGCGACTGTAACCGAGCCAATCGATCCAGTTGCGGATACACCTGTGACATCGACGAGATCAGGTTCACCCCACGCATCTTCGCCCCAAGTGCCTCTGCCCCATCCAGTAATGTCTGCCACATATTATCTCTAGGCGATGCGGATTATCGCGTTTGACGCATCCGCTGCTGGGAAAGTAATCGTAAAGTCACCTGCTGTGCTCGTCTTATCTCCACCAAATGCCAACGCACAAACAGCTTTGTTAGACGCACTGCTGTTATAAATAAGTGCTCCATTCGCTGTGATTGATGCACTGGAGAATGTGAGATCTGAAAAGTCACACAATGCAGTTGTGCCAGATGTGGTTGGCGTTACTGAAGTCAGGTTTGAACCCCCACTTGAGTATCCTGTGCCACTAACCTCATTGGTTGTTGCAAATGCTGTGGTGCTTGCCCCCAGGCTTGCACTGCTTGTGAACAATGCAAGCTTGAAAGTATTACCAGTTGTTGCAGTAAAATTGTGTGTGCCAACAAGAATTTCTTGCTTGAAGGACGTACACATAGCTGTCGATATAGCCATTACAGTCTCCTTAAAATGTTAGCCATTTCTGGTTGGCCTTGTTTTTCTAATTGTGCGATTAGAGTGGTTCTATCACTTTTTATCGCTTCTTTCATATAGTATGAAATTTGTTTTAAAACGTCTTCTTTAAACGCTTCTGCTTGTTGAGCAATCAGCGGATGACAGTTACCACCAATACTAACTATCTTATTAGTTACTTGCTCTGCCCAATAATCTACATCGTGACCTTTCCATTGAGTGGTGGTTACACCAACCTTTCCTATCTCAATGCTTGGCTCTTCAACCATCATCTAGCTGCCCCTAGCAATATCATATCTGTATTCATCCCTAGAGCCATATCCCTCTCCAATCCTCTTGAGAGCGGCTACAGCACTAACAAACCTTTGCTCATATGCAGGAACTTCTTCAGGTGATTTTAAGAATGTTGCCGCTTCTACCAACGTGCCGTACAGCAATGCGTCTGGTGCGTTGGTTGATAGCCAAGTGGTCCCACTATCTGATCCTGCAGTTAGAGATGCTGGTCTAAATTTATAGTGCAACTCGAACTCATAATTTGAATCAGGCGTTGGACCCAAGATAAATGTGTTGTCATCAAACAAAGCGTAATACTTTGGAGTACCAGTTGTTGATGCGTTGGGCGTGTAGTCTCGAATAAAAGACACATGCTTGAAAAGCAGATAGCTGTAAACGCTGCTTGATATAACAGCCAAGCTATATGATGCAAGAAAGTCACTTGGTGTTGAAAGATATGTATTACTCGCTGTGGCAGTTCCTGTGACGTTCTTTCTGAACACAGGGAGCTCTACGTTCTTGAGTATTCTTTCTTCTGCCTCTTGGATGAATGTAGTTAACTGAGTATCGAATGTTGACTCAGATGTTTCACAGTAATCTTTTACGGCTGTTTTTAAACTGGCTAATGTAAAGCTCATGATATCACCACTGTTACTGTACCAACCTCTCCAGTTGCACCACTGGCCTTAAATGCAGAACCTATACTATCACCAGTTGTGGTGATCATTGCATTCGGGTTGATTGTTCTTACCACACCTTCTCCAGCTACAACTGATGGGGGTAGTTGCGGCCTTGGATCTCTTATCGCTTCCGGGTCTGCAACATGAGGTACGGGATCTATCTGTGGTGCTTTAGGCTCGTAGCATTCTCTACATACGAAAAGATTGTTCCATTCTTTTCTTAATTCTTTGTACTTATATCTAAACCCACATCTGTCACATATAGCTAAAGAGTACTTACCAGAAGCATAAGCCATTACGCACGCCTGTATGATCTGAGATTGGGAGCAATCATTAAAGATGCTCTGCTTTCATCCTGGTCAGCTGCTCGAGCAAACTCTTCTTCATACAAAGTCTTCAACAGCTGGACCCTGTCAGGAGCTCTCTTCAAAGCTATGTAATAAGCCAGACCTGCACTTAAACAAGGAAAGAATCTAAATGGTACATCAGCTGTATTAACTCCAGCGTCTGCGTCTTCGATCCTAACCAATCTATTTATGATTACCTGGTCCGTGCTGTTTTCTGCAGCTGGCCATATATATAGCCTCGGAGTTATTTGCTTATCTAAGAACCATTGGCTTGGTCTTGCCTCAGTGTCTTTATTTGGAATATTCCAATACGCAGACCTACTGATCTGATTCATCTGAATATCAGTCGTCTCACTGTTTTCAGTTCTACGAAGAATGACATCAAGAACATCGATCGTTGTAGATGTGAGGTCAAGAAACTGATCAGACTTACTGAGGGTTGTAGTGGAGTTTGTAACAGTCCACTGGTTCAACCCCCTGTTAGCCCAATCTGCAAATAAAAGATTTAGTGATCTTCTGGCTGTTACACCATCGTATCCAGTTCGATACTCAAGACCACATCTTTCAAATGCCTCTTCTATATACTCCGCAACATCTGGTTCAAAGTTGCTGCTGCCAGAAGTAGCCATTAATAACTCTTCAATACCTCAACGATAACAGTGTATGTGTCAGTGTTACTTGCTCCGATAGTGGTGAACTTGACATCACCCGTCTTACCAGAACCAGCGTCGTTTGGTATGCCAGAGAACGAAGAGTAATCGTGCATACCATTTGAGTCTGGAGAAAGAGCAATAATCAATGTATCTGTTGTAGCGTCATTCAAAAGTTCTACACCCATGCCAACGCACTGCCACCAGATCTTTGATATAGCAACTTCAGTGCAGGATGAACCTGCACTGTTTTTTGCAAGCGCGCTTACATCAATTTTTGTAACCGCTGATTCACCTGTCCCATCACTGATATTCGTAAATTTGAGTACGGCTTTTCTCTCTCCATCTTGGATGGTTTGAGAGGTTACTGTATCAGCCATAAATGCCTCCTATTACTGGTCAGCAAATGCAGGTGCAGTAGTACTCGTAACATTTCCAAAGATTTGATAGTTGGTGGTATTTAAACCAACGATAGTTACATCAAATCCAGCAGGTACGTTAAATTGAATACTGCTGTTTGAGCTTCCGTTAGAGAAAACACTGCTGATTGCGTTGCCATCTGTATCTAAGAAAGTCACGCCACCAATATAAAAGTTTGTGTTACCTGGTGTGAGGACAAGTGCATCAGTCGCATCTGCTGCCCCACCGGCATAAACAAATCTAAACACAGATCCAGCAATCGGTGCTGGCAATGTGTAGGTGTTATCCTGACCGCCGTCTGGAACAAGCAATACTCTGCCACTATGCGTTGCATTAGTTAGTGTCACATCTCCATCAGAAAGACTGACGGGTCCATCGCCAAGCGTAACAATCTCAGTGATTGCACCAGTTGATGAACTTTTGCTAATGGTTTTTAGGGTGGACTCCGATCTAAGGGGTCCGGTAAAAGTAGAAGTAGCCATATGTGTCTCCTGTCTTGGCTAATGTCAGGCGCGGTATGCACCTGTCAGGGATACAAGTTTTATACAGTAAAAAAAGAAAAGGGGCAACAAATGCCCCTTTTCATCAATG